GCCTTCTCGTTGATGCCTGTGTAATTGAAGAATCTGTCTAGCTGTCTGACCACTTTAGGGCCACATTTGTTGCATTTGAACACTTCTGTTGAGCATGGTGTCATCTCGTACATATCACCCATTCTCAAATATTTTAGTGTTAGCCCAATACCATGAGGTATATGTTTCTTTTCCTGTGGTGTGAATACTTCATAGAATGCGTCTACTACCTGCTGCTTACTAACATTTCGAAAATGACTGTGTGAGTCGTCGCCTGACGTTGAGGGTCTGCATTCAAGCTGCTTCCTATGTGCTGTGAATTTTATTGCTAGGTCCATCATGAGTGTATTGATCAGCGTTGTATATACTTCACCAGAACCCAGAATATCTTCCAGTGTGACCATTATTTGGCTTTCCTGTCTCTTGTCAATCTTAAGCATATAGGCTATTGTCGTTGTCGTCTTGCAAGCGTATGACATGAAAATTTCATTACTAATGTGTTTCACTAGCCCTTTAGTTACTACCCACTCCATCAATTTATTCCACAAATGTTTTAACATCTTGGTGTGCGATTGGTCGAGACCTGATATGTCAGTTGTGGCCGACACTGTGAAACCGTCCTCTATGTCTTGCTTTATCTTCTGCTCTTTTTGTGTATAAGATAGCCCAACCCCCCAACCCTTCATCTTCTTCAATGCGTTCGCAATGGGTCTTATAATGGGTCCTACTACATATTTTTGCATGGCGTGAATGGCGTTGATCTGTCTTAGTTTATCGTCGCGCTGCTCCTTGTCTTTTTTTACAACACCTGAACCAGGTTTTGCGTATGGTTTGACTAATGTAGGGTCGTTCATGTAGATATCAATCTCGAGTTGTTGTCGTCTATTGAGGCTGTTGTAGTATGCATCAATGTTGGTATCTACGTCACTAAGCACTTCTATGATCTGTGGGAAATAGTCTGTATCAACATACTTATTCAATTCATCTATGATCTTAGGATCTGCGGTGTTGGTTGGTTCAAGAGGTCTTCTAGATGTGCAACAGTTAGCTCGAGTGCATTGGTGGTACATTATGTTCTCCGTCTTGTAACTGTCGTCGAATGGGAATAGTATTACAGCAGCTGGTGTCTTAGTCTTTTCGCATGTTGCAATATTAGATGCTGGAACATCGTAGTTAAGTGTGTCATCGCATATATATTTATGGCTTCTCACATCACGTGGGTCCCGTTTATACTTGTCGATCTGTTCATTACTGGCACATGAAGATGTTAGAATTAACTGGTTCCTGTCATGTGTTGCTGCTAACTTCTTCATCTTTTGAATGGCTAGTTGTAATGATACCTTGCAACTATGTACGGCAAAAATATGTTGTAATTTGGCTTCCCTTCTAGTTTGCAGTAGTTTGAATTGATCTGCTGCATGCGTCTCACTTGTCTTTTG